TACTCTTCCATTTCATCGTAGTCGCGGTTTACGGTTACTTTGTAGCCGGTAACCTTATCGCATACTAATAGCCGTCTTCCGCCTTCCCAAATAACTACTACTAACTCGTCATTTTCCTTAAATTGTTTATTAAATTTTTCTCTCTTAAAATCGTTCATTTTGTTCTCCTTTTTCTTAAATTTGTTATGATATCACTCTATCATAATCTAATTATATTGATACCACTTTTTTCGCTTCGCGACGAAAAAGTGGTACTTAGACGAGTGAGCAGTTTTGTGGAAATGAGTAGTAATTATTGATAGTCATTTTGTCAATAGTGATGTTGTGAGTACATCTATAAAGGGCTGAAATTTCGCCCTATCACCCGTTTTTTGTTAGGGCTGTAAACCCTGGACAGTCCAGTAGTTACGGTTGTCACCCTAACAAATAATAATTTTTGACGGTCAACTTTTGAATAGGATTTTGTACTCATTGTACTCAGGTTGTACTCAATGTCCAACCAGCTGGTTGGGAATGTAAACCCTGGACAGTCCAGTAGTTACGGTTATCACACTAAATATTTGTATAGTGTAGTGAGTACAATGAGTACACTATATCGCTAATTTCAGCCCTCCAGAAATCTGGAAAATTTCAACTCTCCATATTTTTGTCTGTACTATTGTACTCATTGTACTCAAACTATACAAAAATAATTATTTGTTTCCTTATATATTGACGGTTACCAAATTTTACCTGTTTTTAGATGAGTACATTATGAGTACATTGAGTACATTTTTTGTCTATACCGGCTTTTTGGAATAAATTACGATGGATATAAGCGGATGTGACGGAATCTAATCTATACTTGTATATAAAACCCTTATCCCGGCGACAGCCTTATCTTGTTTCCAGGCGTCACAGAATAATGTTCAGTCGCGTGCATTTCGGTAGTTACTTTAATACTATACATAAAATTAAAGATGATAACTTTTTCTTGTTTAATCATTTACATTTATTGTATATTATGTATAGGTAGTTATATAGGAAGATTTGATAACACGATGGAAAACCGGGAACTAACTGAAAAGAAAGAGCTGGTCGTTAACAGCTATAAGAAAACATTCGACAAAGATATGTCCTACAAGAAGGCTGGTGTAACCGAAGACGAAAGGGCTGTACTTGATACGGACAAAGAATTTCAGTCCCGGCTTGAATTGTTTTTAATCGAGGAGAGGGAAAGGGTGATACAGAACCTTAGGACATTTATGGATTCTGATAATGAAGGGCTGAGCTATAAAGCCACCATGGATATGGCAGAAGTACTCTACCCGGATTTCTTCGAAGCGAAAAAGAAGGACAGCATAATCACAGTCAGAGTAGTTAAGGACTGATGCAAGTTAATATCCATCGTGAAGTTTTTAATGATGTGTACTTTCCGCATCTATACCTGGACGACCCTATACAAATATATTATGGAGGAGCTTCCAGCGGAAAGTCCGTCTTCGTTGCGCAGAAACTTATCACCGGACTAATGACATTCATTGGATTTAATGTTATGGTTGTCCGGTACATTGCGGCGACAAATAATGATTCCACCTTCGCGGAACTTTGTAAAGTAATCAACGACTGGGAGATACAAGACCTGTTCAAAATAAACCGTTCACATGGCGGTGAGAAAATAACCTGTATCAATGGGAACCAGATTATTTTTAAAGGGCTGGACAATGTAGAGAAGCTCAAGTCCACGACCTTTAAGACAGGACCGTTGACCGTTATCTGGGTGGAAGAGGCCAGTGAAATAAAAGAAAAAGATTTTAATCAATTACGATTAAGGCTCCGGGGACAATCCAAGCTTCTTAAGTTTATAATCCTATCGTTCAATCCCATCGACGCTGACCATTGGATTAAGAAGAGATTCTTTGATATACAGCATGATAATGTTTTCATTTTAAAGACAACCTATAAAGACAATAAATTCTTAACCGAAGAAGACAGACTACTCATAGAAAGCTACGAAACCGTTGATAATTACTATTATACTGTATACGCTCTCGGTGAATGGGGAATCATATCAACGGCTCGGGTATTCAATAACATTAAAGCATGGGATTTTAATTACGATGACACATCCCTGGAATCACTTTGTAACGGAATGGATTTCGGTTTCGTCCATGCCGCGACTTTAATGCGAGTGGGATTCCGGGAAGACAAGCTGTTTATATATTACGAATTATATTTTAAAGGACTAACGAACAGCGAGTTTGTGGAAAAGGTCGAGTCGGCGGGATTCGATAAGAACCTGTTAATTGTAGCTGATAGTGCTGAGCCGGATAGGATAAAGGAATTCAAACAAGCTGGATTCAACATTGTTGGTTCCAAGAAGGGAAAAGGTTCTTTGAAGGACGGAATAGATTTTATAAAGAACTACGAAATCAATATCCATAAAACTAACTGTCCAAATGCCGTTCGGGAATTTCCTAAGTATAAAAGAAGAGAATTGAAAGACGGAACAATAGTAGAAAATGAATTTGTTGAAATAGATGACGACACAATAGCAGGAGTAAGATACGCGACGGAACATCTTTGGAAAAGCCGTCAGAGAGTAGTGGCTCCAAAGACTAGTCAGTTCAATGACCGGCGAAGGTCTAAGGTTTCAAATCTACCAACATAAAAGAAAACAAATATGGCAAATCTATTAAAAGAAATAACTCATTATGGCGACGGGTCATGGGGATTGGGAGATGAACTCCAATACTGCAGTGACCGTACAGTAGACCAGTATAAAAAGATGCGAGTGTATCCTATGTGCTGGATGGGATTAAAATTTATCAAGCTCGGCTTGTCAGATATCCCTTTCGTAGTGGAATGCGAAGAAGACGAAGAAGCTAAAATGGTCACAGAAGCTATGTTTAAGCAGATATGGAAAAGGATGTTTGTAGAAGGGAGTGAATGCTTGGACTTTGGATTTAAGGCGATGGAGTTACGGTACAAGCCAGGGAAACTGAAATACTACGAAGAAGATAAAATGAAAACCTTTGAAGGGATTTTATTAAAGGAGCCGAAAGGATTGGACGGGGAAACTATTAAGATCCTAACCGAGCCAAACGGCAGTTTCAAGGGATTTCAGCAGAACATAAACGGAAACGAGGTGGATGTACTTGTTAAGGACAGAAAGCCTCTGGTCTTTGTAAACGATTTTGAATCCGGCAATTATTATGGGATATCAGCCCAGGAATCCATCTACCCTTATTGGTACGACGCGAATCTTAACAGACAGTTTCACATGAGGTACTTAGAAAGGAAGGGAACAGGTATCTTAAAAGGTTATTATCCGGATGGGAAAACGACAGTATCAGATTCTGAGACGGACAACCAGGATGTAATGCTTAATTTACTGGACGGAATCATGGAAGGGACGGTTGTCGCTATACCTTCGGCGACTGATGAAAAGGGAAACAAGCTCTGGGAAATTGAATACCTGGACATGAATGATAAAACAAATCCTTTCATAGAAAGGGCGAACTACTTAGACCAAATGATTTTACGAGGCCTCGTTATTCCAGAAAAGGCTCTAACCCAGGGAGAGATAGGTTCAAGGGCTTCCGTTGAAAGCTTCCAGAATATGTTTGTGCTTAGGAGACAAGCTGTTCTAGATGATATTGTTGATAGTATCGATAGATATGTTGTCCCTCATTGGAAGGAACTTAACTTCGACCCGGAAATTACCCTGAAGATTAAGCCAGGGAAAATTGATGATGACAGTAAAGAGCTAGCTGAAAAGATTGCTGAGAAATTAGTAGATAAGGGAGTGTTCGGTGTAGAACAACAATGGCTAATTGATAAAACAGGTATCCCGCTGGAAGAACCTGAAGAAGAGGAAGAAGAAATACCAGAAGAAACACCTGAGGAAATTTCTGAAGAGCCGGTCGAAGAAGACATAGATGAGATAAAAGAAATAGAAGCCAAAGAAAATGGCGAGGACAAAAAGGGAGAAGAGTCCGATGAAATAAAAGATATCATAGCAAAAGATATCAAGATTAAAGAAGGAAAACTGTCCGCCCTCAGATGGAGGCCTCTTACAGCTAGAGAAGAACAATGTAAACTCGCGGAACTGAGTTCTACCCTTGACCAGCTTAACAAAGAATTTCAAGAAAAGATGAAAGCCGAGGTTGAGTTCCAGATAGAGAGGATTTCCAGGTATCTGGATAAAAACTACGGAACGGAAAAGGTCGCGTCGTTAGTTAAGAATATAGTTGTTAAGAAAGGCAAGTTTAGAAAACATATAAGAGAGTTCTTAGAACAGGTTTATGACCATACCCATACCAGCGTAAAGGGTTCCGTAGAAGGGAGGGCTAATCTTGCGAACACCGACACGAAGACAGCCTTCCTTGGATTTAGGACAGATATAACAGGTTCCAAGTTTATTGACGATTTAAGTAATGCAATAAAATATCAAGTGAGTACTGACATATCATCCGGTCTGGCAAAAGCCGAAATGTTAGAAAGGCTTGGAAAGGTCGGGGAAGATTATGTAGAGAAGAAGGTTCCGCTTCTTGGAGAAGTTGAAACTGGATTTACTTTGGACAAAGCGAACTACGATTACAGAAAGGCAAATAAAAAACTGGTAGCGAAGGGACTTATTCCAAAGGAAAAAGAAATTCAGCGAGTACAGTTTTCCGCTATCATGGATGACAAGGTTTGTGAATTGTGCGCTGAACTTGATGGATTGATTGTACCTGAAAACTCACCAGTCGTTGAGAAGTATCAAACACCGATACACTATAATTGTAGATGCTTCTGGTTGCCAATCACAAAAGAAGATATAGACAATCCAGCTATAGAAGACACGGACTTAACAACTAATAAGAAAGGAAAACCTATGACCGTCGATAATGTAACCGCGAAGGTCGGTGATAAAATTGATTTAAAAACATTCTGTTGCTTAGAATGCTAGGAGGTTAATTATGCCGTACCCAAATTTCCATACAGCTAGAATGGAAGAGCCAGATAAGTTCGCGGAACTGCGAATGTTGAAAGAACTTGAAAATGGCATACAGATTTACGGAGGAAGCTTAAAGGATGAGGACATAGTTAAGATACAGTCCTTTAGATTTCCCAAAGACAAGTTTTCTGTGGAGCTGTCCAAGGAATGGTTGTCTAAGCAAGGCAAGAAGCCGTCTTTGTTTGAACCTGCGAGTGATGATAAAAAAGCAGGCGACGGTAAAAAGGACGATGCTCCAGATAAGGAGACAAAAAAGGACATGTCAACGGTGACCGATGTTTTTAACGGCGACACGACGACAGTAAAGAACATAGAAATTTTTAACCTGTTCAAGAATTCACACAATCTTAAGTTCACGGAGCGTGACCTTGAGGATATCGTGGAGCTTGGAAATAAGAATATACTTTCTAAGAAGGTGGTACCGAATGTAGGAGTTAGTCATTCTGATGAACAGCTCATGCTGAAGGAACTACTAGGAAAGAAAACAAGTCCCTATGAAGAACTTCCAAACCTTGGATTGTTGTCTAATCTAAGAAAAGAAGGGAAGGCTATTTTTTGTGACATCACGGATGTCCCTAAGAAACTTAAGGAGTTTCTATTCAGTGGGAAATACTTTCGTTCTATCTCTCCGGAAGTTGTTATGAATTGGAGGGATACAGGTAAAAAATTTATTAAACGAATTGTCTTAACTAATAAACCATCATTGATGCATATTTCTGATGTGCATATGAGCAAGGCTCTGGAGTATGGTGGAAATTTAATAATAGAGGAGGACAACATGTCCAAGCAAAATGACGACAAGTCAAAAGATGTACCCGCAATGGATGAAAGCTTTGCTCAGAAGATTGTCACTGGAATTACAGAATTCTTTTCTAAGAAAGAAAAGGAAGACAAGAGCATAGACATCACACCCGTTGAGGACAAAAAGGAAGACAAGAATCAGGTTGTTCCTTTGTCCCAGGTAGTTGAACTTAAGACAAGCTTCGAAAACCAAATCAATGATTTGAAGAAACAGCTTGTTGACAAGGACGAAGAGCAGAAGAAATTCTTTTCTGACCTTGAAACCTTGAAGGCAGACACAAAGAAGAAAACGGCAGAAGCCATTTGCTCGAAGGCTATCAACAGCGGAGTTCCAAAGAATGTTGTTGAATACTGGAAGCCTGTCCTTATGTCCAAGGCGTCTGAAGAAGTAATTCTTCTAACAAAGAAAGTGGACGAAGAGGAAGTCGAGATTAAGCGACCGATTTCTGAGTACATTGAAAAATTCTTTGAGATATGTCCTGGAAAGGTAGATTTTAGCGACCTGACAAGTACCGATGTAGAGCACTTCAGTCGGGAAAATGACAGGAAAAGCAAAATCGATGAAAGAGCAGCTGAAATTCAAAAAGCTGAAGGGCTAGACAGGCATGAAGCCCTTATGAAAGCTGGCGAAGAGCTGGCGTAAATCTAAGACAGGAGGAAATTTTTTATGGCATTTGCCGAAGGAAGAACAGAAGAAAGGGATAAGAAGATGATGCCCTGCAACGCAGGAGCTGCTATTAGCCCTTATAGAATTTGTCAAAAGGATTCAGGTGATGCTACTGAAGTTATTGCCGCGACAGCTGGAAGTCAGTTTCCAGTCGGCGTAACCGGTGATGCATCTGAGAACGGAAAAACAACTTATGCTGAGAACGACCCGATTCAGTTAGTCTATGAGGGAGTAGCATATGTTGAACTTGGTGGGACAGTCGCACAGGATGACAGGATAATTGCATCTACCGGAGGAGTAGGCGTCAAGCATACGACTTCTGATGGTGTTTACATTTTCGGTCATGCAATGAAGGCTGGGGTGTCCGGTGACATCATTCCCGTTTTAATACAGCGATACTACATCGGCGACTTTAACCAGTCGTAAACCAATCATAATCTAAGGAGGATAAAATAAGTTATGAGTACAAAAGGAACAGTAAGATACGATGATTACCTGACTAATCTAGCACTCGCTTATCCAAACGGAAATTTGATTGGAAGTGTAGTAGCTCCAATAGTCGGCGTTGAATATTTCAGCGATTATGTTTTTGTTGACGACCAGGGAGCAATGGACCAGGTATCAGACGAAGCGGAAGGATCCCCTGCAAATGAAGTTGACTTTGCGCTGGGAACACCTTATTCTTATAGAACAACCAGGAAAGCCCTCTCAAGCACCTTAACAGAAAAGGAACTCCGGAACGCGAGCAAGAAAGGAGTTATTAAGCTGGAGCAGAGGGAAACTAACAAGCTCACCCATCGCCTCAAGCTTAAGCATGAGACAAGGGTTGCCGCGATTTTAACGGACACATCTAAGGTAACAAATACCACGGATGTGGATTCTGTCGCGAATGGAAGACTGGATGAGAGCTCTCCAACAATGGAAGACGATATTATTACAGCCGTCACTTCTATATACGACAATACAGGAGCCAAGGCGAATACTATCGTTATACCGTTTGAGGCTGCTCTGTATTTCGCGAAGCTGTCTTGGATACAGGATATCAAGTACACCGATCCAATGGCGTACATGAAATCACAATTCCAGGGACAGATAATGCAACTCGTTGGGCTTCCGCCTGTTATTAAAGGTCTTCGGGTAGTTATATCCGATGGCAGGTATAACACTGCGGAAAAAGGACAGACAAGAAGCTTGTCTGCAACTTGGGGCAAAGATATTCTTATAGGTTATGTACCTCCAAGACCTCAGGCAGAGGATGTATTTGGAATACTGACCATGCAGTACGACGGCATGAAGGTATCCAAAGAAATACTCACTAACCCGAGGGGAAAGAAAATCATAACCGAATGGGATTATGATATACTTGAAGCTGACCTGAGCTGCTGGTACTTACTCCAAAATGTTATCGGCTAATCACTATTGGGCTGGCGGGAAACCGCCAGTCCTTTATTTTAAAGAGGTGAAACATGACTTGCACAGTTAACGACATAAGAAAATCAAATAAGAAATTCGATGATTCCACTGAGGTATTGGACACAGACCTTAGGCACCGGATAAAAGAAGCGGAGCAAACAGTAGAAGTTGACTTGAGTGATGTTCTAACCTCGGCACAGATAACAACGATAGGAAATAGTTCTACTGTTTTGAATATGTTGACTCTATACAAGGCAGTAGAACTGAGTCTTGTCTATTACTTTGGAGCTTCCAGAAGGGTTAAGGATGTTGATGATGTACAGTATTATAGCGACATGTATAATTCCCTTCTTGAGAAAGTATTGACAGGAAAGGTTAAGATCTCAGATGGGACAACCGACTATACAGTTAAATCTTATCCAAAGAAGACGAGCACCCTTTACAATCAGAAGTTCTATAGAAGGAAAGGTGTTGAAGGATTTATACCTGATGGAGCGGACGAAGATGTTAAGGATGACAGGTTTGAAAACTGATGGCTGAAAAGAAAGACGGGATAAGTATAGACTTAGACATAGATAGCAAAGAGGCTGTTATAAAATGGTTGGAAGAAGTTCAGCGAGGGACAGGCGATGCGAAACCGCTCTGGCTGGCAGTTATCCCAAAAATTAAGGAATTTATTGACTATGAGCTAGATGAGATACAAGATAGCCATAAGAAATGGCAGAAGCTTTCCGAGAAATACTTGGACGCGAAAATAAAGAAGGGCTATCCATCGGGCATAGGAGTTAGAACAGGTCTTATGAAGAAGGGCTCCATGGAACAGGCTAAAAAGAAAGTAACCTCTAAGAGCCTGACATGGGAACTGAACCAGAATGTTGTTCGTTCTAAGAAGGGTTATCCTTATGCGATGGTATTTCATTATGGGAAAAAGGACGGAAGCCAACCTGCGAGGCCTCTGTTTAGATATACGATGTTAAGGCTTAACAGCTTTTTAAAGATGGATGTAAGGAAATTTAATGATGGAACAACCCACGCCAACTTTACATATAAGTGGTTAAGAAAATCATTGGAGTCATATAAAAAATGAAAGATGTGATAAATGCTTTATCCGGGCAACTACTCAGTTATTCTGGACTGGACTATGCTTATGATTCCGGTCATACGGCTGAAAATGTAATTGAACTTATTCAGCTAAATCGTTTTCCGTTTTGGAACTTGGTTCCAGATGGTGTTCGCTATGAAAAAGTGGACAATGTACCTTTCACACAGATGGAAAGAAAAATCTATCCCATCGTTATTCAGTTCGCGACAAGGTCTATGGAAATGAACAGGGCAGTCATGGGACATACAGCGACAGGTAAGAAAGGTATCTTAGACTTTTCTGATGACCTTTGGGAAGCGATTAAATCAGACAGGACTCTCGGAGGTGTAGTGCGTGGAGTCCTTCCAGAATTTACAATCAACATTGAAATACTTGATGCGACTGGTGACCAGGATAAATTTTTTGTGGCAGCTGCCGAAACTACCATAGAATTTTTCTCCGAAGGTCCAGTATGATATTTGGGAAAGTACAATATAACGGACCAGGGAAATACTATACGCACTTCTATAACGATAGGAGTGTAACCTTCGAGACCTGTAAAGAGTTTAGACAACTCCCCTTGGAGGAGTGTTATAAGTTAATTAAGAAAGGACACTTCATTCCTGACAAGGAAACTGTAAACAGGTTGATGGAACAGGGTGAATTGGAAACAGCCGAAAAAGTTTCAGGGCTATTGACCGGTAAAAAAGTCTTTATAGTGGGGAGTGGACGAAGTTTAAAGGGCTTCGACCATAACAGGTTTAAGAAAGAATTTACAATCGTCCTCAATCATTCCGTCAAAGATTGCCCTGATGCTGACGCGATGCTTTTTATAGACGAGGTGATGTGGAAACAAGCTCAGACGGAAATTAAAAACTATAGAGGCATGATATTCTGTGCGTATAGAACAGGGTGGAAGCATAAGGATTTCCGTTCTAGTACATTTGAATTTGCAATAAATAAAGGAGAACCACAAACAGACTATAATCTAGGTCTGTACAGCGGAAGCCTTTCCGGGCTCGCCGCTCTAAACCTTGCAATCATAATGGATGCTAGCAAAATATACCTATTTGGATTTGACATGAAGCCTCCAACAAAGGAATACCTGGAAGCGAATGATGGGAATGTTCATTCTTATAATGATGAAGGGCTGAACAATAGAAAAAATTATTTGAATCAAGAATGGTGTGATGCAAAGATTGAAATGTTTAAGAAGTTTCTTCCGTGGAAGGACAGAATAATTTGTTGTACTCCAGATAGTGGACTAGATTTTTTTGAGTACATTCCGATGGAAGAGGTGGTGTGATGGTCTATTATGTTATACCGGCTAGACAAGGTTCCAAGGGAATTCCTTTCAAGAACAGGAAGCTTATCCATTACACTTTGGAATCGGTCAAGGGATTGACCAAGAGTAATGTCATAATCACAACTAATGACATGGAAATCCTGAAACTTGTTAGGAATGTTGGATATTCTGTATTGTATAGGAATACCAAAAAGGTTCATCAAGATGATTCCAATCCAAAGGATGTCTTATTGGATGTTGTCAAAATGAAGAAACTCAAGCCTGATGATATAATCGTTTTACTGTACTTAACATATCCAGAACGTACGATAGAAGATATACGAGGCGCTCTAAGGTTCTTTGAACAGAATAAGTGTAAGAGTTTGCTATGTAAAAAGAACATAGAGGGAACTCATCCATATTTATATATGTATGAAGAAGAAGGCGGAAAAGGTAGACAACTTGTAAAGCACAACCTGTATCGTAGACAAGATTATCCAAAGGTGTTCGAGATTAGTCATTTCATTTTTGTTTCTTATGTCTTTGAATTACCGAATTTAAAGAAGAATCTGTACAATAAGGATACAATTTTTTACCCCATAAGAAATGTATTGGATGTAGATACACCGAAAGAATTGAAACAGCTGGAACCTCCAGTAGAAATAAAGGGTTCCTACAAAGAACAGATAAAACCGTTAGACCCGAACATTCAAATAAGGGATGTGGATTCAATGCGCGAAAAGCAATTCAAGTTTATGGAGCTAAACGAATTCCGGGAATACATTAGAAAGAAGGATATAATCTGTGTAGCAAATTCAGGAATGGTCAGGGATAGCGGTGAGGGTGAGTACATAGACAGTTATGATATAGTTGTACGATTTAATTCTTTCATAATAGACCCGGAAAACACTGGGGAAAAGACGAATATCCATGCCACAACTTATTTACAAGACTATAATATGGATGTTCCATGCGACTTAAGAATAATATGTTGTAATAAGAAGTATCCATACTGGAGACACTTTATAAAAGAGAAGGTTGAACCAGGAAAGCAAGAATATATCTTGAGAAGAAAATGGTTCTATGATCATAAAATATTCAGAGAGTACAGCCATATCAATAGGATAATCCCAACGACAGGGTTTTCAATTATAAGGTTACTATACTGGGCTGGAACTTTCAACAGTCTTCACTTGATGGGATTTGATTTCTTTAAGAACAAAGATCCGTATAGACAGACACCTGGGATATCAACCGCCCACAATTATAACTATGAAGCGGATTGGGTTAAGTGTACCTTTAAACCAAATGGACACGACGAGGTAGTTTATAGGAATGAAAATCTTACAGGTTAAGCAAACGCCAATAGCGTGGGCTCCGGACGAATTGTCCAAGGCAATAAATACATATAGTGAACACTCTAGTGAGGTATTAAAAGGGAAGGAATTAGATGGTAGAGATTGTGATATTCTTCATTTTCATAATAATTTTTTTACTTGTAAGGGAAAGCAACTGATACAATATCATTCAGAACCAGAACGAGTGATGTTAGACTACCCTTATGACAAGACAGTTATCTCTCAGTATCACGCGACATTGCCAGAGTACAAGGATTGTAAAGTCGTTAGGAATGTTTTGAATTTTGAAACAGCAGAATACAACCTGTTATATAATGTAAATACCCCGATTAAAATCGGCTATTCCCCGTCAAAGATAGCCGATGAAAATAACTGGAACAATAAAGGGTACGAAAAAACAAAGGAGATACTGACAAAGATACAGAACGAATTTAAGATAGAAGTTGATATTATAAATAAGGTTCCTTTGGACGAATGCCTTAAAAGAAAACAGACATGTGACATAATAATCGATGAGTGTATAACAGGGAGCTTTCATCGTTCAGGGCTTGAGGGATTAGCTCTTGGGAAATTAACTATATGCCATATGAGTCCAGAGGTCGAGGATGTATTGAAAAGGGTGAGCGGTTCTAACGGGAGCCCTTTCTTTCACCTCCACATTTCTTCTTTGGAACAGGGTCTTCGGGAAATACTTGGAGCCGGAAGGGATTATATACAGGCGATAGGAAGGTCTAATAGGCTATGGATGGAAACCTATTGGCATCCAAAACAAATCGTTAAAGAATTTATAAATATCTATGAGGAGCTATGAAAATAATTTTTACAGGGGACTTTTATCCAGTTCATTTGAATAGTGTAGACCCGAAAGAAGTGTATGGAAAATTTTATAATCAATTTAATCATAGCGATTTGTTTGTAACTAATTTTGAAGGGAGCCTGGACAATACATATCCAAGGCAAAAGCAAGGACCGAACCTGTTCATCGACCCAAAGTATTTAGACCTATTGAAATTGGAGGCTGGGATAGTCTGTTGCCTTGCTAACAATCATTCTTTTGACTTTGGTAACATAGGATTAGCGAAAACTTGTAACCTGTTAGAGTATTATGGCTTCGCTTGTCTAGGAGTACTACCTGAACCGTTGATAGTGGATGGTGTAGCACTATTTAATATGTGCGAAAACGAGGGCGGACAAGGTTTTATATTCACCTGGGACATGCTAGAGCTTGTCAAACAGGTCTTAGAGTGTAAAGCAGAAACTAAAATTGTAATTCTACATGGAGGCAATGAAGGTTTTCCTTATCCAAATCCTTATCAACAATATGTTAGCCGGTATCTGGTGGACCTTGGTGTCGATCTTATAGTGTGGCATCACAACCATGTTCCATCTGCATACGAAACTTATAAGGGAAAATCTATTTATTATGGTCTTGAGAATTTCCTTTTCAAAAATAATTTTAGTAGTTACGGTTATTTCGTTAAAATGGACACTGAGGCGGAATATACAGAACATACAGGGTATACAATAACTGATAATGATATACAGCCTTATAAGTTACAGCCGATGTTAGACACATTAAATAGTAAGAGCTGGAAC